TACTATCTACCAATTCTTGGTTTCCCAATTAAAGCAAGTGAATTCAAGACAGAGATAGATGAATTTGTAGAAAATGCTGCCGATTTTCATGAGACAGCATCGAGTCTAACTCTCATTAAAGCCGTAGTTAGATCCACAAAGAAAGCACAGAATTATTTGCGTGTAGAGTTTGAAGATCACTCCGGCTCTTGTACCGTTTTTGGTGAGAGAAATACTGAATTGGCACAACGTGATTATGTTTATGCGCTCATTGGTGATAGAACGCTTCATGCATATTGCGATGTTTATCAAGCGCAAGATTCAAAGCTCTACAACATTATGATGATGAAGAAATTAGGAACAGATCATAAATACTCATGGGTTTACAAGCATGATATTGGATTTATAAGTGATCCAAAGACAATGATGTATGTCTTCAACATTAGAAGTTTTAAAACATCAACAGGTAAAGAAATGGCAAGCGTTTACTGCTGGGATGGGAAGCAATTCTTTAAAGTAGTTATATTCTCTGCAGTGTATAAGAAAGTAAAAAATCTTCTCAAAGAGGGTGAATGGTATGCAGCAAGACTATCAAGGATTGAAGATAAGGAAACTCTTAATCGACTTGACTCTTTCAAGCTTGATTCCGCTGATAAACTAATTACTATGGAAGATTACATCACTAGAAAACAAATAAAGGAGCTACAAAGTGAAGTTAACTATATACATTCCGACATATAGAAGAGAATCACTTGATGCTTGCTTAAACAGCATTACATCACAATATAATGACCATGTTGAGATTATTGTTTCTGACAATGATCAAGACGGATTTGCAAAAAATATAGTTTATAAATATGAAAAATATATATCTGAATATTCAATTAGAAAGCAAAATATTGGCTGCGATGGGAATTGTTTATATGGAATCACAGCCGGTGATGGAGAATATGTATGGGTTATTGGAGATGATGATGTTATCCTACCTGGGGCTTTGGATATTATTTTATCAATGCTTGATGGAACAGATCGTATAATGCAATTTGCACCATATTCTGGTGAAGTAATACCTGCATTTTCTGGCGCAATGTCTGAGTTAATAACTAAACTTAATGACAAATCATTTTTAATTGCTGCAACATTAGCAAGTATGAATGTGTGGAGAAGGGATGTTATGGACTTTAGAACAGGAGTAAAACACTTGGATTCTAGGAATGTGTTAGCTTGGGCTGGTCTTAATTGCAAGACAGTTAGTATTCCAATTTTCCCAACAGTTTTAGTCAATGACACTAATCAGTTTGAATTTAGAGCGTTTGATCAAGTTATGTTTGAATATTCAGATGCATTAGCTGATGCTAACGGTGTTGAGAGATTTACTTTTTACAACGCTAATAAATGGAATTTTGTTAGCGCCTCGTTGGAGGCAAAATGATTGTCTCTACAGGTGGCACATTTGATCTATTTCATTCCGGTCATTTCACTGGAGATAAGTTCACTGGAGATAAGATGGTTGTGTATACAGGTGGTACATTTGATTTATTTCATTTTGGTCATTCAAGATTGTTGGAGAGATGCAAAAAAGCAGTTGGCGATAATGGCTATTTAGTCGTTTCGGTTAATACAGATGAATTCTGCTCTCAATACAAAGAACCTCCAATTTGCAGTCTAGCTGAAAGAATGGAAGTTGTTTCTTCTTGTAAATGGGTGGATAAAGTAATTGTAAATTCGGGCGGTGCTGATTCTCGACCTGCTATTATAGAGGCGAAAGCTAATCTTGTAATTGTTGGTTCCGACTGGCAAACTAAAGATTATTACAAACAAATGGGATTCACTCAAGAATGGCTTGACGAGCATAATATTGGTGTGATGTTTATCCCGTATACAGATGCTATCTCAACAACAATTATTAAATCAAGAATACTAAACAGATCATTACAATAAAGGAGAAATATGTTAATAGTAGATAAAAGAAAAGGAGATCTGATGCCGGTGCATCAGATTATTCCAACACCTAGCATTGGATTAAACCGGGCGCTTGGTGGGGGGTTAAATACAGGAGCAACTCATTTATTCTGGGGTACTCCATCAGTTGGTAAAACCACAATGTGCTTTAGAATTCTTGCCGAAGCTCAGCGCATGGGATATCGACCAGTTATTATTGATTCAGAATCGTCTTATAATGATGAGTATGCAATTAAATGTGGTATTGATGTTGATGACATTGTTGTTATTCAATCTACAATTGTTGAAGAGATATTGAAAAATATTCATCAATATCTCAACCATCAAGAGGAGAAGCACATCTTTCTCTTCGATAGCTTGTCTAACATTATTAAAGAAGAATTCTATGACAAGCCGGAGGGCGGCAAGGCAATGGGCTTGCAGTCAAGATCGCAAGGATTCCTATTGCAAAAGCTAGTCAATTATTTGCACAAGGAAAGAAATATAATGCTCTTTGTAGCTCATCAAACGGTTGATCTTAGCGGAATGTTTGCAGTTACAAAAGCAAAGATGGGGAATACTGTTCATCATAATATGCATAATATTGTTAAACTTTTCTTATCAATGTCAAAGAGCGAGATGGAGAGGGACGAGACTAATCTTATTACCAGCCAACGTGCTACTTGGACAATTGAGAAAACAAAACAGCTTCCAAGTATTGGCACTACTGGTTACTATTATGTTCTCCCCCAGGAAGGTAAAATTGATATTAATCGGGAACTCATTGACATTGCCGTTGAGATGAATGTGATTGAAAGAAAAGGCGCATGGTATACTTATGAAGATAGTAAATGGAATGGTCTTGGTTCAATTGACTTGACTGATAAGCAAAGAAAAGGGATTGAGAAGGTGATTCTAAATGGAGAATGAAATGGATTTTTCTAATTATCAATTTAGGGCGTGTAAAACTGCAAAGTATCCTCAGAACCCCACCATTGGGGTTATTTATACTGCTCTTGGATTGGCTTCAGAAGCTGGAGAAGTTGCTGGCAAAATCAAGAAGATGATCCGTGATGATAATATGGAATTAACATTTGATAGAAAACAGCAGGTGGTAGATGAGATTGGTGATGTCTTATGGTATTGTGCCATGCTCGCTACCGAGCTAAACATTTCATTTAATGAAGTTGCAATCAGAAATCTTCAGAAACTTGAAGATCGCAATAATAGAAATGCAATTCATGGAGATGGCGATAATCGTTAATGCTATTTTCAATTCATACTGATCAGCACATTATTGATGCCAACGGTATATTTGGGTATTCATATGGATACCATAAAACGATTGAAAACTTTAATAAGTTTAAGTATCGCAACGAAAAAATGAATGTCGTTAAAAACGACAAGGCTTCTCCAATTCAAATGTTCTACATGGAGCCTGAGTGGTATAACTTCAAAACGATGACAAGTTTTCGTTCCCCTGAATTCCAAAAGTTCCATGATCACCAGTATAAAATCTATGGAACATACCTTGAGGCAACCCGCGTTTGGTCTCATTGGATTGAGGCGATGAAGCAAGTTGATGAAATTTGGGTCGGTAATAAATTTTCTGTAGATGCAATTAAGAATTCCGGCATTGAAACACCTGTGTATATTTTTGAATTGGGTTTAGATAAGATTTGGCAACCATACAAAAGAAAAGATACAGGCGTTGTCAGATTTCTTCATGTTGATTCAGGCAGTCCAAGAAAACGAGCTGACCTTGTAGAAAAAGCTTTTACTACTATTTTTGGAGACAGAAATGATGTTCAATTAACATTAAAATATCATTCTCATGAAGGCGATTCTGGTGGAAAATCTAATGTTGTAAAACTGTATAAAACATTAAGCACTGAAGAGATGGTAAAGCTTTATCAGGATCACGATGTTCTTTTGTACCCAAGTGAGGGCGAAGGATTTGGTCTAATACCACTTCAGGCAATGGCTACAGGTATGCCTGTGATATCAACAGGGGTTTGGTGTGATTATGAAAGATTTTTCAACTCAAATATTATTGATTCAACCATGGGTAAAACTCAACATACCGGGTATTTTGAAGGCGAAGTTGTGCTTCCAGATTTTGATTCGCTTGTTTCGCTTATTAAAAAAGTATACGACGATATTGATGCGCAAAAAAAGTTTTTTTATGATCAAGCTCCTCTTGTCATTGAAGAGTATGATTGGAAAAATAAAACAGATAAGGTTCTTAATGCTCTCATAAAAAGAGTCGGCATAAAAAAATTTAATCCCATCAAAAAGTATGTTGTTGTAAAAGACTTCATCTACTTTAAAGGCAACAACCGCTATATAGCCCCAGATGGATCTATGTTTGATTCAGAAAATAGAATTAGAGAGATTGATAAGAAAGTTGCTGACAGCTTGGTGTATAATAAATCTTTTAGAAAAGCAACAGACGATGAGATAAGGGCGTTTAATGAAAAGAACTGAGAAGGAAGAAGCAAAAAGAGATGGCGCAAGAACCGTTAAGAATTCAGGAAGGGGTTTTAGAAAAGGTGATGCGACAATGAATAAATTTTTGTTAGATTACAAACATAATGGTAAAAGTTTTACTTTGACTCAAAAATTTTGGAAGAAATTTAGTAAAGATGCTTGGAATAATAATTACAAATATCCATGCATATCAGTGGTTATGGGTGATGATTCGGAAACAAAAGTTGCAATAATAGATTGGGAAGTTTTTAAAGATTTAATAAAAGGAAGCGAATATGAATAGAGTATCTATATACGCCGACAAGCTTTCATCCTGGGCAGCAATTGGTGTTCATTTCAATTGGGATGACGGAATATATTTTGGTTTCTATGTGCTAAGATGGTCGATCGGAATTCAAATTAGAAAGGGTATCTGATGCCAGATATCATTATTAATAAAGACATCATTGCCGAACAGATGGGGGATAAATCAGAAGAGTTCATAGAATGCATCCGGGTCGTGCAGGATATTATTGAAAATCCAGATCACTATCTTGGTACTCAGGCTATAAAGTATGCAAATATTCTTGCCGCCTATAGAACGCTAATGATTGTTAAATCACAGGCTTTCAAGAGAAAATCTGCGATTATGAGTGATCAAGATAAGTTTGTTAATGATATTTGGAAAACAATGTACGAGGCTCTAACAGAAAATATAAATGCACTAAAAATTGCCGGAAAGGGCGGTTATAACCAATGAAATCATTAAAACAGTTGAGAAAACCAAAAGAGACAGTGATTGTTCAATCCCAGTCGCCAGCTGATTTAGAGCAGACTTTAAATAAAGCAATAGATGAGCAACTGCTTAAAAAGAATGCGACTACCTATAAAAAGGTCAGTGGATTCCATCCTAGTTATACAAATCAATGCTCAAGATATTGGTATTATTTATTTGAAGGAGTAGAGGTAACACCCGATTTTAGTCCACAAACGCTTAGAATATTTGATAATGGTCATGCTGTTCATAGTCGTTTGTACAATTACTTTAGAGATATGGGTATTCTTGTAGATGAAGAAATACCAGTTACTTATGCTGATCCGCCAATTGAGGGCACAGCAGATGGTATCATTAATTGGTACGGAGATAAGTTAATAGAGTTAAAGTCTATTAGCTCCGAAGGATTCCATTATAGACAAATTTACAAAAAACCAAAAGATGAACACTATCGCCAAGCGCAGATATACATGCAATGTCTTGACCTTGATGGTGGTTTCGTTATTTATGAAAACAAAAACAATCAAGAGATACTTCCAATTTATATAGAAAAAGATCAGGATTTTATAAATAAATTATTCAAAAAGTACAGAGAGTATTATGGAAACTTTGTGAGACAAAGTATTCCAGACAGACCATACAAGAGGACATCTAAGAATTGCTCGTCTTGTGATTTGGCTGCTTTATGCTGGGGAGATAGTGAGTAGTGGTGTTTCTAGAGTTTGCAAAAACAACGAGTGTAAGAAAAAGTTTGAAGCAAAAGTCTACAACAGTATATATTGTTCTGCAGAATGTAGAAGGATAGTTACTAATAAAAAGCTACTAGCCAATTATTACGAAAAAAAACGTAATAAAGGTAAGAAGAGAACTTGTTCAACTGAAAATTGTACAACGATACTTTCTAGGTATAACAAGGAAGATATATGCGAAAGGTGCAAAGACGAAAGGCTAATACAAAGACTAGTAAGTTGGGGCTGGGACGAAGCAAAGCTCCGAAGAGAAAAAATGTGAGTATTAAATCTATTGCTAATACTAACTTTACAAAAGTTCTTTCAATTGATCCATCATCACACTCTCTTGGTTGGGCTGTTATAGAGATCGGATTAAAACAACCTCGATTGATAAAATGCGGAAAAATAAAATTCCCCAAGTCCCCGGAAATGCATATTAAATTTCAAGCAATAAATGATGGGTTGGCTGAGATATGTAAAGAGTACAAGCCAAATCATTGCGTAATAGAGCAATCAGTATATATTCAAAATTTTCAAACCAGCAGGGTGATTTCTTACATCATAGGTTACTCATGGGGTATTGCTCAGGGTTATTGCTCAAAAGTTATAGATATAAATCCAATGATATGGAAGCGTGGAGTAGGCTATAAAAATCTTTCTAAAGACGATAAAGAATATTTGCTAACAGAAGCAAGTCGAAAAAAAGAAAGGAAAGATAGGGTTAGAGATATCATCACTGGTTATTTTGAAATGCTTGATGATGACTTGAAAGATGATGATATTGTTGACGCAATCGGTATTGGTCTATGGTATTATTTAATGTTGAGGAAAGATGGCACTAGAACCGTACAAAGATAAAAGCTGGCTTTATGAGCATTATGTTCGTAAGAGAATGAATCTTACTGACATTGTAAAACTTTTAAAGCAAACTTATAACATGGAAATAACACCACAGGGCTTGTATAACTGGTGTGAAAAATACGATCTCCTTAGATTTAGAGGCAAGGGTCGAAATCTTGCATCTACAGCTAAGCGTAGACCGCAATCTCCAATGCAAAAGCAAGTAGAGCAGAGAAAGCGGCAGAAAAGAAAAGAAATACAACAAAAAAAGAAAGGTCTTAAAAGAAGATAATGCAGAGAAAAGTGGCATTAACTGATATTGCAATTTTTGGTGAACTTGATATGTTGTACAATCAAGTTCGTGTTCTTGAAGCAAAGCAAAATGAAACTCAATACAAATGTCTTGGCTCTGGCAAATGTTGTAAAATTGGCATCACCATTCATATGGCTGAGTGTGCGAATATTGCATACAATTTAAATAAACAATACTATCTTCACCTAGAAAATAAAGGCGAGCAATTTGCAAAAGAGTGGTTTGATAGCGTTGTATCTTCTCTAAAGGAGGCAATGAATGACACTAGTTGGGAGTTTGGCGGTGAGACAGAGAGATGGTGTGCATTCTATAAAAATGGTTGCTCTATTTATGGATATAGACCAATGGTGTGTAGAAGTTTTGGAACAATAGCCGGTGTTGATGATTACTGTCCACGAATTAGGAATGCTTATGGCAATATAGATTTTTACGCCGGTGAGCCAGTTGAAGATCTTGTTAGGCAATTTCAATTTTTAATGAAGAAGTACGCTAAAGATAAAGATTCAAATTACGATGTAGTTGTTTATATGCCATTAGGTGTTCTTAGCTTTTTAATTTCAACAGAGGAATTAGAAGAATTGGCTAAAAACACAGATGACAAAATGTGGAGAGCCGTTCAGGGATGGTACAACTACAGAGTTGAGTACACGAAGGTGCATGGTTTGCCACTGCCAAGGCTTAAAGAAGAAGCTGCAGCTGCTGGTGGTGTAATTGGATTTAACATAGATGAAAATACAGTGGACAACAGCGATAGTACCCAATAAATCAGAAGGATACTCAGATGCAGCTGGGTATTTAAAAAATAATCTTAAAAAAGATTTTTCTATTATTGAGCACAATGCAACCAGCCCGGTCGAAGAGGATTCGGCTGAGGTTGGCAAATTAGCTAGCATGGGTATTGGAATATTGTATGAAAAATCTGAAAAAGATGCTGACATTTATATCCATAATGCATTGCCAATTCTGTTTAATAAAAAAAATGGCTACAATGTTTGCTTCACATACTGGGAGACATCTAGGATTCCTTATCAATGGCTAGATGCATTAAATAGCGCAGATGAGGTTTGGACAACATCTAGATGGGCTAGAGAAGTATTTATAAACTCTGGTGTGCAAATACCTGTATATGACTTTAAATTGGGGATAAATGATCAAATCTATACACTTCCGGATATGCCTAGGAAGCTTGCACGGGAGCCATTTACTTTTCTTTGCATTGGTTCCCCATCCACCAGGAAGAATTCTCAGATCGCAGTGAATGCTTTTCTAAAGTTATTTGGTCATGATGAAAGGTTTAAGCTTATATATAAATCAAATGGACCGCCAGATGCAAGGATTTATAATGACACTCTGGAAATGAAAATGATGTTAAGCGAGCATCCAAGGATAGAGGTTATTGATTGGCAAGTTAGTGAATCTGATCTTGCATCCATATATAAAAGATCAGATTGTGTTCTTTATCCAACTAGCGGAGAGGGCTGGGGGCTGCTGCCGGTTCAGGGCATAGCATTAGGTATACCTACAATATGTACTAACGCTACGGCATGTACTGAGTTTGCACACCTATCCGTACCATTAGGGTTTAAATGGGGAAGTAAAAATATGACTGGAATATATGAGGGGTGCGGAGAGTGGGCTGAGCCAGATTTCGATGATTTATGTGATAAAATGTTATATGTTGTAAACAACTATGATGAAGTTGCATTGAATACTTTTGATGGCGCTAAGTACGTTCACAAAAATTTTACCTGGGAAAAGGTCAGTATTGAATATAAGGAAAGATTATGTCAGATATCGAACAAGTTAAGCAAAAAAGTTTAATAGATAAAATTAAAGATGTGGAGCAGGTCGGATTGCTTCATGTTAAGGGATATAGCAATAGAGAAATTTCTGCTTTAATGGCTCTTAAAATTAATGAAGTAAAAGATTATATTGATGAATACAAAAGAATATTAAATAAAACTGTTGAGGATGATCCATATTTTCTTGAAAGAGTTCAATTCAATACAGTTAAAGCATTGCAGGAGTTTGATCAGTTAAGCAAAGAGGCTTGGGAAACTATTAATATTGCAACTGACAATGGAATGGTCGCTGCAAGAATACAGGCGATTAAATTAGCTGGGGAGATCGCATCTAAAAAAGCACAGTTGCATAAATTGCTCGGTGGAAATCAAGCCGATGGCGAATATATTGCAAGAATGCAAAAAGCAGAGAATGTCAATCAGATTCTTTCTAAAATCCTTAGAGATGTTATTGCGAAGCATCCATCAATTGCAGAGGAAGTTAGAAGGGAATTAGAAATAGCCTTTGAGATTATGTCGGGAGAAAGTGTCGATCTGTCCGGTGATAGTCAAGAAGTGGTGGAGCATGAGGAGCCAGAATTTGAGAGCTAGAATTGAAGCCTTTATGTCAGAATTTGAGAACGGGTTTTACTGCCTTTATACCCTTGCTCAGAATTTGAGAACGGGTTTTGATGCCTTTATGACAAAGTACCAGAATTTGAGAACTGGTTTTGCTGCCTTTATGGTATATTTGGTGAAATAATTATGTCTGAATATCTTGGAATAAATTTGGAATTTGCAGATTTTGATAGATTGCTTAGGCAAGATGAATTGATGGAACAACCTGTACCAATTGAAACATTCGTACAAGAAAAGAAATATCTTGGTCTTCCGCCATTGTCTCCCATACAGCTTGAAATAGTAAGACATAGTACGCAAATCTTTAAACTGCCTACTTTGCAAAAGCTTATGGGTGAACATGATGGTCTCGAATACTATAAGAAATATACAGATAATGAAGTAATTTGTATGTTAGGTAAAGGTTCCGGGAAGGACCATTGTAGCAGAATTTCAATCGCATACACGGCATATTTGCTACATTGTTTGCGTGATCCTCTCAGTTACTATGGTAAAGCAAATGGGGTGTATGTTGACCTATTGAATCTTGCCGTAAACGCACAGCAGGCTCAAAGAGTTTTTTTCGAACCTTTAAAGAATCTATTACTTGGCTCTCCGTATTTTAATAGCGTTGGATTTGAACCCAGAGTGTCAGAAATATTTTTCTTTTCTAGACCTGTAAGACTATTCTCCGGTCACTCAGAAAGTGAAGGCTGGGAAGGTTACGAAGTTTTAACAATAGTGTTAGACGAAATCTCTGCATTTAAAACAGATACAGAATTAAAGGGTGATACAAGAGCTAAAGGTTCAGCCTCTGCGATCTATAATATGAGTAAGCTATCTGTAATGTCAAGATTCCCGGAAGTCGGAAAGGTTATCTTACTTTCATTCCCAAGATATAAGGGGGATTTTATTCAACAAAGATATTTTGGTGCTCAAGAAAGAAGTGAGCCTAAAACTTGGTATATAAAAGCAGCAACTTGGGAAGTGAATCCAACAATTAAAAGATCAGATCTTGAATCTGAATATGTAAGAAATCCTATAGAAGCTGCATCAAGATTTGAATGTGAACCACCAACAATGGAAGACGCATATTTTAGAGATGAAGATTTAGTTAGAAAAGCATTTATGTATGCAGACAATCCGGTGGATGAAGATGGTCGTTATCATAAATGGTTTAATAATGCAGATGGTCATAGAAGGTTTATACATGTTGACTTAGGATTTAAAAGAGACAGATCGGCATTATGTATGACACATTGCGCAGGATTTAAAGAAGTAAAAACCTCTATGGGTGTAGAAAAGCTTCCGGTGATTAATGTTGATCTATTACATTCTTGGGAAGCAGCACCCGGTGAAGAAATTAATTTTGCATCTGTCAGGCAAATGATAGTTGATTTGTGTAGAAAATTTGATGTAGCTAAAGTTACATTTGATAGATGGCAATCAATTGAAATGATTCAGAGTTTGAGAGCTCAAGGAATCGCATCTGATTTCCACAGCGTTAAGAAGAGTGATTATGATACATTAATGACTGCTATATACGATACAAGATTAAGAGGTTATTGGAATCAAATATTGGTCAATGAAGAACTTCTTAAGCTTAGATTGTTTAGTAACAATAAAATAGATCACCCATCTGGTGGTTCAAAAGATATGGCAGATGCTCTTGCCGGATCTGTTTTTAATTGCGTAGAGAATATTGCCGTTGAACAAGAAGTGGAAGTTGAAGTATTAGACTTTTCAATTCAGTCGGAAATTGATGAGGATTTAGAAGATTTTGGAACTGTGAGCGTGTATAATCATAATTTGAGACAGTTCACTCCCGGATATAAAGAAATTAGTGTACCAAGTCAGGAGGTGGGAAAGTGGATAGAATCAATATAGCAAAAGATATACAAGTAGAGGCTTCAGAAGTTGTAGCGATACTTACAGATAAAGTGGCAGATTTAACTGCACAAAATGCAGTCCTTACTGCACAAGTAAATACGCTGGTTAGAAAACTGAATCAGGCACAAGAAAAAAACTCTTTGAAAGAAGTTTAGCGAGCGTCGTATAGTTTTTGACAAATGTGCTACTATCTCTCTTGTCGTCACGGTGACGATGAAATTACACAGTAAATAGGAGCATAAAATGCAAATCAATGAAGCAAGCAATTTCCCAGTTATTTCACGCAGTGGTCGCACATCTGCTGAATTACAGCAGATAATCGATACATTGGTGCAGTCATCTGAAAACGGTAAGGCATACAGTATTGCCGGGGTTCAGTCTGGAAAACGGTATAACTCAATGCAACAGAGAATCAGAGCGCAAGCTAAGAAGTTAAACCTTCAAGTTCAGATTCACTTTGATAAAGTTAATGAGACACTTTATTTCAGAGTACCCGGAAAAGATGACATGGAAGTTACTGTCATTAAGAATACATCAGTAAAGGCAAAAGATGTTAAGAACGTCAAGACTTCGGTTAAGGCGTAATTAGCAGTTTTAGAAAAAAAAATAAATTTTTCGGGTGGGGCGAAAGCCCCACTTTTTTTTTAGTATAATGTCCATATGGCATTATTTGAGACACAGCAAATTGAAATTAGTAAAGAACAAACAAGCAAGTGGAATGTGTTATTCGCAATACCTTGCTACGATATGCAAATATCTGAACCAACAGTTTTATCATTGATTAAAACAATGATGTATTTTAGAGATCACGGAATAAAGTTCGGTTTGTGTACGATAACCGATAGCTTAATTAACAGAGCTAGAAATAGCGTGGTTGCAAAATTTATGGGCTTTGAAAAGGCTACGCATTTGATGTTTATTGATGCAGACATAGCTTGGGAGCCGGAGAGCATTATTAAGCTTTTATATCATGAAAAAGAAGTGGTAACTGCCGCATACCCTATTAAAGAAATTGATTGGAAGCGTGTTGAGGAAAATGTAAAAGCCGGCATGGACAATAACAAATTATTAGATAACAGTGTTCGATTTGTTGTAAATCCTGTTCGTGATGCTAATAATAGAACTATTAATGTAAGCAATGGTGCACTGGAAATATTTGATGCCGGCACCGGATTTATGTTAATTAAGAAGGAAGCTTTCATAAAAATGATGGAAAAATACCCAGAGCTAAAATACAACGACGATACCAACTCGTTAAATGATGAAGAAAAGAAATGGACCTATGCTTTCTTTAATTCATACATTGATCCACACATGAATAGATTTTTATCTGAAGACTATGGCTTCTGTAGATATTGGCAAAATATGGATGGAAAGATATGGGTTGATCCATCAATAGAGCTTACTCATTTAGGAAGAATAAAATATAAAGGCACTATGATGTCATTTATAGAGAAGCACGCAAAGATAACAGAGTAGTTTGAAATCAGTTTGAAAAAGGGATTTTTTCTCAAAATCACGAGACCTTGAGAAATACATACTAAAATTTGTAGAAAAAAAGAAAAGAATGCGGGTAGTTCATTTATCGTATTCTTTAATAAAAGCTTTAATGCGTGAAAAGCGTGTATTAAAGTTAGACTTTATTTGCTTCATATCCGTTGCCGCAATAAATTATTTTAAATACCGGATCGATCAAGCTATAATATAGCCTTTATCAATGATGTCGATCATTAAGTGTATTCATTGGCACACAGCCTTATGCGACTTCCTGTGCGATTAAATGAATTTCAAATATTTCTTTCGGTTTAGGTTGTTGTTTCTATAAATGCACGATACAATGGACGGAACGCTATGCGAATAGTCATAAATAACACAATAAATAAAATATTCAAACACATCTAGAAAGGCAATAATCGTGACTAATCTATCTGAATACAAACAGTCATACACAGACGCATTGGCACACGCATTGCGTCAAACAAACATAGACTTTGAGTTTCTCAAAGTTTATCGCAAACTTATTGGCACAGAGTTGTCATTTGGCAATACTGAATACGGTGTTATTACACATTTCAAATCAGTAAGTATTCAGCGTGATGAATCTACATACGCAGTAACCAATAAAGGTTATGAATTTGAATGCCAAGAGTTATTGTATATTATTAGACTTATTGAACTCAAAGCCAAAGGGATAGAAGTTGTTTATCCACAAGGTTCTGATTACGCACGAAATTGGACAAAGCCAAAGCAAAAGCGCAAAGCAAAAATATTAGATGGTTCAGCATTTATTCATCCGTCACAGTTTGATTATTACACAACTAAAAGAAAGTAAAGTAGAAAGGGAACTACAATGGCAAAAGTCAGCCTCAAAGACATACAACCAAGACTTGCTCGTAAAAAAGCAAAGCCAAAGCCAAAACCGTACTTTAATACACAGTGTATCACATACGATACCAAAGAGGAAATAGCATTTATTACTTCATTGTTGCGAGTAAAGGTTATTACTAATAATCGCAAAGGTATAAGTATTGACTTAGGTGAAGAACGCCTATTTCTCAGACTCAATCAAATAAATCAACTCAAACTTGTTATTAGTCTACTTCAATCAGAAATCAATGTTCTTATTGACGGTGACATTGAAGAAAGTAATCCTGACAACATTAGTCAAATAAAAGAACATCTTGTAGAGTTGGAAAAGCAAGAAGAAAATGACAAATCTCGTAAAGAAAAAACATTAGAACATCTAATGTGGTTGCGTTATGGTAATAAAAGACCAGCCAGCCCAGAAGATAAAAAGAAAGAATTAGAAGAATTTAATAATCAAATACAACAAGTGAGAAAAGCAAAAGGCTTGGCATAATGGAAAGCATAGTAAAAAATCAACTTCTAAATGAACTTGAAAATTTAACTAGAAATATGGATATTCCTATTCAAAGGCAAAGGGATTTCCGTTGGCTATCTAGAAATGCTGGCATAAATAATCCAAATCACAAAAACCTTGACAAGATAAATAAAATTTGTCAACTGCTTATGAAAGAAGAAAACAATGTTTGATAAAGGTGATTTAGTTAGATGGTATCCAGATTATGACAATGATATAGATTATGAATTAGCATACTTTGATAGTTATGCTAGGGAAGACCCAAGAAGTTGTTATATTTATGAAGTAAATAATACACTTACTGGTTGGTATACAGATATTGATAGAATTAAAGAATCTAATCAAGCTGATTATGATTTATTCTTAATGAATATTTATTCGAATAGAGATGAAGAAAATCCACTGAAAAAATCCTGAAAGGGGTAAAAATGGCTATTTGTGTCTATTGTAAACAAGAATATATTGATGAAAGAAAAGAAGCCGGATTTGATTATTGTCTATTAGATAGTTGTTACAAACAAGGTGTAGATAAAACAGAACGTGAATTTAGAAAAATCTATACGCCGGCTTTGTTGCATAAATCAAATTATTTCTGGATTAAAAAAACAGAATTAGCTTCATTAAATACACGTAGTGATTTGCTACAAGAAAGGCAAACACAAAATGACTAATAGACCTAAAAAGCATTGCATTATTTGCAAAGAAAGAATTCTCTATGTTTGGGATAAAGAAGAAACAACAAATCTTGAAGATGGTTGTGATGTAATCATTCGTGGTGATTACGGCAGTGTATTTGATATGGAAATTCATTCAGCCGCTATTTGCGACAAATGTATTAAAAAACTTATTGGAGAAGAATTAATTAAATATGAAGAGACACTACAATTTAAAACAGAAGTATGGGAGGATCAGTAATGACTGACTTTGTTGAAACTGAAGCTGAATGGAAAAAGTGGGATGAATTAGCACAACTTTACTATTCACTTGGTCAAAGTAAAGATGCAAATGAATGTTGGGCTATTGCTGATCAAATTCGTGAAAGAAAAGATTCAGATAAAGCAACAATCATAGCAAAGATATGGCAAGCAAAAAAAATAAAAGATGGGGGCTCGAATGAGTAACTACTACAGAAATTGGCAATATGGAATAACAAAAGAAGTAGTAGCAATACATGAAGTAGTGAATCCATACGATTGGGAATTGGATGTAGAAATGAATGAAGATTTTCAATTGTGGAAACAAGAAATGTCTAACAAAACAAACAAGGAGAATGAGTATGAATGATCTAGAAAAGCAAAATGCAGAAATTGAAAAAATGATTAATCTTGTAACAGAATCTTTGGAGCAAGAAAATATAAATCATCGTCTTGTAATGAGTATATTAGACGAAATGCAAAAAGTAATGTTGGCTTTGCAAGATAGAATTGAATATTTAGAAGGTCAAAATATTATTATTCGTAGCATTATTAATGAACAGGAAGTAAAGTAAATGAATGTAAAATGCTCACAATGTAATAAAAAAGCAGATTTACTCACAGCTTTTACTAAAGATAAAGTTTGTGGGAAGTGTACTCGTAAAAACCATCAACAATTCTTAAATCAATTTAAACCAAAGGAGAACAAGTGAAAAACCCATATGGCAAATTCAAATACACAGCAGATGGTAAACATCTTATTGTGTTGGAAAGAGAATGGCTGTTTCAAAATCAAAGAGAAAATGACGGATTTACTCCAAGACCGGTGCCAGAGAAATACTTTGAATATGTATTTCTTGGTGCTATGAGTGAGTATTTAAATACAGATTTTAATATCACTCATTACAAATCAAATCCACCATTCTCAACACATCAAAAGAAATTTATGTCAAAATGGCAATTTGCAATCCAAATGATTTATCCATATATTGGCTCTGACGATCGCAAATTGGGAAAGCATGTAATATCTCTATATCTGATCGATAGAAATGAAGAAGCATTTCAGTATAGAAGGATTTGGGAAGAGTTGTAAATAGAATAGAGATAGGCTAGCCTATCTCCTTTCATTAGGTGAAGGAAAATATGTATGATGGTTATTCATCATATTAAAGTATTTGCTAAAACTTGTTTAGCTATATCTATAAATTTGTTAGTCACGGGTTGGTTTATAGATGAAGACGTATCAATATAAATGTTTTCCGCCTATCTCTATTGTATTAATAAACAACCAAGGAGAAACATGAACATAACAATGACAGATTATCTAGAATTTGACACAGTTCCAGTAGAAGAAAGTTGTGCACAAATAGGATCTGAAAACTTCTATGAAGATGCATTACTTGAAGCAGAAACATTTTTAGAACAAATGAAAAGAACATTTCCAAAAGCATTAGAAATTGGTATTAGATTTAAAATAAAATGGAATGACCACGACTTTGGTAGTTATCCATCTATAAGGGTTATTTATTATCCAGATAAACCTGAACACGAAATGGTGTATGAAATTGAAAAATCTATCCCATATTACTGGGATGATATTTCTAAAAGTAAGTTAGAAAATAAGTTACACTACAAAAATAAAAGGGAGCAACAATAATGAGTTCAATTAACCTGACATATATTTATGATCAAATTGTTAACTTTGATCACACATATGAATATTCAGATGACCACAGAGTGTGGAGCGCAGGTAATCGAGAAGAAAAAGAAATAATTGCTATTACTTCTAAATTAACACAAGAGGAAAAAATGGAATTGCATGATCTTTGCAAAAACTGGTTCAATAAATACTATTCAGATCATCCAAAATTTCTAGATTGGGATGCTTCTTTGAAAGAAAGAAACAAGTTGTTTATTCCAGTAATTTATAAAATTATGACACTGTGTCAAATTGAAGTCAATGTTTGAATCAATACTTACTTTAGCAATTGTAGTCATAGCCGGATTGATGGCTGGTATTGCAATTAAATCACTATATCTTGAAGAGGAGAATGATGGACAAAAATGAAATAGCTAATCCTTATAAAAAAGCAATTGAGCAGATTGTTGAAATACTAACTATCCCCGGAGAAGAAGCAACAGATGGTGAATGTATAGATATGATCTGGAATGTGATAGTAAAAGATCTTGGTGTTAATTTAACAGCAGTGAAAAATTTTAGAGAAGAAATACTCAAACAGAAAGAAGGAAGATAACATGCCATTGTCATGGAATATTGGTAATATTAAAATGTATAAAGATGATACAGACAAAGCTTATATTGAAAGAGAAGAGTTTGGTCAAAAAGTATATGATTTAGTTCCAATGACTAAAGCATTTATCTTTTGGAGTGGTGCTACTGGTTATGGAAGCATTACCAAATCAAACGCAGCAGAGTATTATGCGAGATCTAAAGTTGTAGAAAAGATTTGTAATATCTCTTTTATGCAAGGTTGGGGGGAAGATGAGAATGGCGAGTCCTATGTAAAAGATATTTACATTGAAATGCAAAATGTAAAAGATCACATTGGATTGGCAACAAATCACAATACATTTAGCACAACTCAATGGCTTGATATTTTCATGAGGAATAACAAGTCTGTTGCTCCTGATAGAAAAGTAGTAAAGGCAATGGTAACACTTTATAAGCATGAATACGAGCAATGGGAGAAACAAAATGAACAAGTCCTTGTCTGAACTAGAAACTGATATGGAAACAAAAGAGCTTGAATTCAGACAATTTGTAAATAAATCAAGCGAAAAATCTGGCTGTATTCCATTGCATGATTGGAAAAAAATATATGATTTTCAAAAGGCAGATGATGGATTCCCATTTAGTGATAGTAAAACTATAACTATCAATATCTGGGATTGTTCTGGGTATTACAGTAAGGAAAATAAAACATACCCAGGAATGTACTCATACGCAGAAGTATGGGTTGATAAAAATAATGTAAGATGGGGTTTGACTGTCAATTCATTCTTTGGCGAAACTTGCGAAAGTGATGCCCTAAGATGGGCTAATGATGTAATGAATAAAATGCTATACAACTAACAAAAACAGGAGAAAACAATGGAAATCAAAAATTACACACAAGAAGAATATGAAGGCATTTCTAAAGAAATCCATGAAGAAGTGGAAAACTTTAGAACTGTTAACAAAGCAACAATGATTGGAGTCAGAATTCTTGAAGATGGCAATCGACAAATGGAAATCATTTCATCACATAATGACATCTATCAATTGCTTGACGACAGTTTGTATTCTACAAGAAAAAATCGTAAAAAGTTTGATTCATATCAATTGATAGCACTATTGACTGCTGGTTGGGCTGCTCCAGTAAATAATAATAGCCAAGACCAAATTGCTCCATCTGAACACCCAGAAAGGATTAGAGTTAAAATGACATTGCTTGGTAATACTGCACAGCAATATAGTTCGACTTTGACATTCTCTGGTAAAGATGAAGTTATGTATGATTATATGAAAGCTGGTGGTTCATTGGCAGATGAATTTGAATCGTTTTTGAAAGGCTGGAGAGCAGATGGCGAGTAAGCATTTTACAGACAATATTATAACGTATGCCGGCGAAGCATTAAAAAAGCCGGATGACTTTTATTATAATGGTCCAGAAGATATGTTTGTAACTTGGGGTTATTGTGGAATCGATAAGCATAGAGACTCTGAATCTATAGATGTCTCTAACTTTGAAGTAATCAGTGAAGATCTGATTACTAAATACCCCAATGATTTCCGAATTGAAACATATACTCATTGGCTAGTTGGAAGTATTGATAGACTAGTTTGCAGAGTCCTTAAAAATGAATCAATGGGCTTAGTAGGCTGGAATATTACTGATGCATTTCTTGATGCTATGTCTTGGAGAAATAAATTAGATGATTATCCAGTAGCTAATGAAAGTCATTATGAACAGCTATCATTGGAGTTTGGTGAAGATTATGAAGAAGTTGACTAAGCAATTTGATTGCACTGTACTTAAAAGTGCAACATATAACTATAATCCGAATAAAGAAATTGGAAAGCTTATAGTCGAATATCAAAGTGGATTGCGTTATCATTATCAAAATGTAGCACTTAATTCTGTCAACTTGTTATTTGAAAATGATGAGCAATACGCATTTACTGCACATAATAAATATATTGACAATATGTACCCAAATAAAAAGAAAGTATACACTGAAAAATGGTACAAAAATATTGAAGCAGAAAGAAAAAAGCAATATCTTGCAAAAAATAGTGCTGCAAGAAGAATAAGAAAACAAAAAGCACGAGACCAAAAAAAGAAGGAGCTAAGAAATGCCTAATCATTGTCAAAATCAATTTACCGTTCATGGTGACAAAAATGATATAATTAATTTCATTGTATCTTGCGTTAATCCAAAACAAGGTGAAGAGCCATTGAGTGAAAATCAAATTAAGCAAGCAATTATTCAAGGAGTATTCAATGATGATTCAAAGTATGTCTTTGAAAACTTCTGCCTGTTTAGAAAACTAAAGCCAATGCCAGAAGAGTTAAGAGATACAACTTCACCTGGAAAAAAAGATGAAGAATTAATTAAAAAGTATGGTTCTGATAACTGGTATGACTGGGCTAATGATAACTGGGGAACTAAATGGGGTTGTTATAATGTTTCATTTGATCCTATTTATAAAACAGATAATGGTGAATATGAAATGCAAATCAATTATGATACTGCTTGGTCTCCGGGTGATGATTCCCTTATGGAATATCTAGCAGTTGAAGATTATAAAAAGCTTACATTTCACCTTTACTATCAAGAACCAGGAATGGGTTTTCATGGTTTTTTCTTTATTAAAGATGGTTCAGTAGTAGAACAAGGTTGTGAAAACTATAATGAATTTCCAACATCAATGAGCGATGCATTAGAGAGGTATTAATATGGGGTTAGATAATATTCCAAAAGTATACCCATGCCAGAAAGCAAATACTGCCATTTTAACTGATGACGGTAAAATAGATTGTGATGAAACACAGAATAATGGCGGTTGTCCTTGGAAAAATGAATACGAATCTAATCCTTTGCTAAAAGAAGCATCTCCAACATATGGAATGCTTGGCACTGGGTGTTGGTATAGAGGAAAGTATGGTAATTCACTTTTGAATCTATCTGAAAATGGAGATTTTAGTTCATACGGTGATACATTATATTCATTTTATGGAAAAGGATTTGATGATGGTAAAGAAGGTATGTCACCAGAATACTGCCAGGAAATGTCTCAATATATGAAAAATGAAACAGAGCATTTTGCAGCAATGGTTAGAGATTATCAAGAAAGAAATCCATCAGAAAAAATTGATGAAAAATCTATCATCAATGATTGGATATATGCATCTTGGTGGTTAGACTTTGTTGCAAAATATGCTGATGGTTCACGAGTTTGGTACTAAAGGAAAAAATGTATAACAAAAAAGATATTGAAAACGCTAGTGTTGAGAATAGAGTACCGGATGGCATGTCGGATGAAACAGACTTTGTTAAAACATTACAGGCTGTTGCTGACTTGCTAAAAAATACTGATTTTACCAGCAATACTGGTAGAACTGTATTTGGCTTAGAGCTAATCAATTTGGCTTGTAATGAGCAAACTGATCAAGTGGAGATTAATAAGGCTGTGAATGTAATTATTTCCATGTCTTCACATATCTCTCAATTGATCAATGCTTTAAGCAGTATTGAAAATATTGATATACAAAAGTATTTTCAAAATTATCAAGAAACTCTTCTTGATCCATTGGTGGATAAACCAATTATTCCATTTTACGAAAACGAGGAGTAATAGTGTTTAGCCCAATAAAAGAAGTATGGAGAGATAGAGCTGCCTGTAAAGGAATGCCAATTGATGTCTTCTATTTTGAATCAGATGAGGAAAATAGAAATCTTAAGAAAGAGACAGAGAAGGCAAAATCATATTGCAAGCAATGTCCTGTTGCTGAACAATGTTTATCTTATGCTTTAAACGAAGATATTAAGTTTGGAGTATGGGGTGGCTTTACATCTAGGGAAAGGGGTACCTTGCGTAGAATGTTTAACTTAAAAGATTATACCCCAATAACTAGTAAGATTGTAAATCAAACCATGCATATGATTAAGTATAAGCATCAAAAAGAAAACTTATTTTAATATGCCAGGTATAAAATCAAAAGGTGTTGCTTTTACATCTAAATATTGGTTTGCTAGGGGTTATTACAGCAAGATGGTAAATGAAGATAATCCGCCTTCAATAGAAATAATTGAATATTGTGATGAAATGTTAAATATTGATATTTCTGAAGAATATAAAAAAGGTGTACTTACGGCACAACGAGACAAGGTTAATGGTCTCGCTTAACTAAAAAATAAATTAAAAGTAATTAATAATAAAAAACAATAAGACATAGGGAGGATCATTATGTCAGAAAAAACATGTAAAGAGCGTATTAGAGAGCAGTACGACAATAGGAATGAGTCAGTTGCCAAAATGATTAAATATCATAATGGAACTGCTGGAGATGAACTTGATGAATTGACCGAACAATTTGTTGAGGAATTCACAAAGACTGAGAATAGAGAACCGACAGAAGATGAAGTTGATAAATTCCGGGAGAATGCTTCTGAAAAAGAGTATGATGAAGATAGCCTTATGGAGTTCCCCTTGGGATTTAGCATTCATAAAGTTATCAAAATTGAATTGAGCACAGGTGGTCCGGCTGATTATCTTGAAGTATTTATTGACACAGCTGATAATAATTCGATTATGAGAGTTGTATACCATTTTGCTGACTGGTTTGATCATGCACAAATGGATGTATCTAGTAATGATTCACTTTGGGAATTTGCTGAGATTTATTGTGAAGGATTGATAGATCTTGCTTAATTATGAAGGTATGTTGTGAAACGTATACTCAATTTGATAGGCAAAAAGAATAAAAACGGCGTAGTACGATTAGCACAGGAGAACGCAATGAATATAATTGAAAGAACAGAAGCGGCTGGCAATATAGTTAATACCAAATCAAAACAGGAGCAAATTATGGAAACAAACAATGAAGTATCAGTTACGATTCCGATCAATTTATTGGTTGAATCGTTGGCAAAGAATGACACCGTTATCAATATCGTTTATGATAAAGTTAAAGAGAAAATTGAACCAATTGATGAAGGGCAAATTTCCGATTACATTAATGAATGGTTTGAAAATTCAGACAATACTTATGAAATTAAAAGAGAAATTGAAGAATCATTTGATGACAAGTATCTAACGTCTGATAACGTAATGGATTATATTGATTCCGAGCTAGATGATAAGATTCAAGAAAAGTTTGATGATTCTGAAGCATTAAATTCCGCGTGGATTCAAGATAATTTACGGCAATACAAACATCAAATACCATCCAGTCTTTGCTCATTAGGTAAAGATGTTTGGAATGCAATTGTTTTAACAATTTCTGAAGATATTAACATGTATTATGATGCAGTTAAGTCTGGCAATTTAAGCTCGAATAATGCTGAAGAATCTACAATTTTAAATCATCAAGTTGATAATAAATCATTTGAAGGTATGAGCACTTCGGTAATTTCACTGGTCAAATTGATTGAGCTTGTTGCTACAAATGTTGTTAAGAAAGCTGGCTTGGTCAATCAGTTTAATGAAACTACAAAAGTTGAAATTATAGATGATATAGTTCCAAGCACAGCGTTTCCTTGTACTCACTTTAAAATTACAACTTATACCCAGGAACAATCTGATGCAATTAAATCATTTTTGTTCTCAAATAAATTAATGCAAGAATCCAGAGTTGCATTTACAACAAAAACTAATACGCTACACAATCCACTGTAATCATTACAATAACAAAGGAGTACATTGATGTACCTAAGAGTGTGGAATAAAACATCAGGTGTAAATAGGCTTGGGTTGCAATACCTAGGTCTTTCTACAAAGCGTGATGATGACTCAAAAATTGGTCAATTCGGATCCGGAATTAAATACGCACCAATCCTTTCCCTAAGAAAAGGTATTGAGTTTGTATTTGTAGGCTTTGATGAAGATGGTCAATATCAACTTAAATATACTACAAAATCTGTACGTGGTATTGAAGTTGTTTATTACGATTATGGAAATGAACAAATACCATCTTCATTTACGGTTGATGCCGGCAAATTATCTTGGGAAGATGAATTCCAAATTTATCGAGAAGTTGTAAGCAATGCAAAAGATGGTGCTGACAATGATCCGAAACTTTGGGGGATTGAATCAGTAGATAAAATTTCCTTTAACCCTGGTGAATTTTCAATTTTCATTCAGGCAACAGATGCAATAATGGAAGTGTATAAAATGCACGACTATTATTACTGTGATAAGACAGAGGTGTATTACACCTGTAAATACAGCGATATTTCGGTGATGAAGAATCAAAATAATAACACTGCTGTATATTGTAAATCTGTGTTGTCATATGATAATGATACCCCAAGCTTCTTTTATTATAATGGAAAACATTTTAAACTTAACGAAGAAAGAAGGCTTGCTGCTTATTACACAGTTACATATGATATCGCTAAAGTAATCTGCTCGATGGATAATGAGTTTGCAATTAATCAAGTTTTAACTAAGATTATTGGTGAGAATCCAATAGATTATTCATCTGACGAATTCTGGTCATTTAGCGAAGGCTGTTTTGAATTTAATAAAGTAAATGAAGCTTGGAAGCGCAAGTTCGTTGATAAGTATGGAGAGAAAGCTGTCCTTATCAATCAAATTGAAAGCGCATATCCTACAGTTTCTCTTAAAATCAAAGAGCTTGGTTATATTCCTATTACTTGCTTATCAAACAATCTTTATACGATTTTAAACAGGAGCGGTGTTAATACTGTAGATAAAATTGCTGGTCAAGAACTTCAATATGATCTTGATTATAACTACGAAGAATATCCAAACTTCTTAAGAGCTTTAAAAATTGCAGAACATTTTGAGCCAGGTCTTAAAATGATGAATAAGCGTGTTGCTTTATTCCAAGCAGAATCTCAAACATTGCTGGGCTTAACAATAAATACTGATAAGCCGAGAAGTGAACGACAAATTCTGGTTAGCAAAACTCACGCTGAATCTAGCAGTATTGAATCAATTATTGGCACTATCATTCACGAATATGATCATTACGAAACTGGAATTGGTGATAATAATATTGAATTCAGGAATCTTGCTGACTCAAGGATTGGTGGTTTAATGGTCAAAAATTATCGAGAGCCATTGTTATCAACAACTAAGGGCAGTAAAGATATATCAATTAAAATTGCAAACTTGCCATATGTTCAAGGTTTAGATTTCCATATTGAAAAGTCAGCAATTCTTGATGGTCATATTATTAGAGTTGGTAAGAAAAAGTTTGTTGCCAAATCTGTGGCTATGGCAAATAATCTGGTGGGTAAATTGATGCCATCAGATGATAATGTCTCGATGTTAATTACAAACGCATTCCCTAGCCCTGTGGAAAGTGATAATGTTGAGATCGAGGAAATATAAATGACTGAAAAGCAAATACTTGTAGGTTTATTAGCATTGGGCTTTGGCGCACTTCTAATGATGTATGCAAGCTTAATTATTATATTGCCATTTATAGTGCTAGTCTTATACTGTGGAAAGGGGTTATAATGCCTAAATTTGATAACTATTACATTGTAGAATATCGTTTCCCGATTAGAGTGGAAGATACATCTACTGTAATAGAAGCTGTAACTATTGCTAATAGAATTTGCGAAAGAGTGCATGGCTTTAAACCTGATAATTGGAATGCCAGAGTCTTTGAATATTCTGTCGGTGAAAAACAGCCCGGAATAGTTAAGGAATACTTTTACAATCCACATTCAGTTTCAGTAAGGGAAATAACCAAAAATATATCTCATCATAACGATCTTGTTCAGAAAGGTGAAACTCCTGCTGATGTGATTGAATTGACTAAATCGTTAGAACAAGAAGATATAGAGTAAATAATGGGGTGTGTAGCCCAATGGCAGAGGCAGTTGACTTAAAATCAATAAAGTGTGGGTTCGAATCCCACTACACCCACGATATGAAGAAACATATCATACCAACAAAAATGAAATTAATTACAAAACAAATTAAAGAACAAGGAGGAGACATATATTCATTTAAATATGTACTTGAGTATCTTACTCGACAAAATGAAATAACTATGGTAGAATGGTTAATCTCTAATCGAGAAATATATACTTATTATGTTCTTAGTGAATGTAGGTAAATTACTATGGAAAATAAAGACGAATTTCTATTTACTGATATTGCATTGCAAATGTTCAATACATTTATGAATGCATCAGCAAATACAGAAGATGAAAATAAAGTTGTATTAGAAACTCTATTTAGCTCTCTGTCTGAAGATTATGGTGATAATCCATTCTTTATGCCTGCAATAATTTATGCATTCATGATGCATATGAACATCATTATGACAGAGCTTGCAGAAAGTAATGGTGTTTCAATAAATGAAATAGCATCAACATATACACAGCATTACAATGAAAATGTTCGTGAAAGGCTTATTGGGTCTTTGGCTCTTACACCAAGTAGGCAAAAAGAAATGGCTATTTTGCTTGAGATGGAAGATGACATATCAAAAGGTAACGACTAGTATCTAAGCTGGCGTATACCCTCACTCTTATAAAGTGTAGAAAGGTTAACTGGTGACATATGGGTTCAAGTCCCATCGCCAGCACAAAAAGCAAATTTAAATTAGGAGGCTACATATAGGATGATAATTAAGAAAACGTAAGTAAAGTTGTTGATTTACTAACGTTTCTTCTATTAGAAAAGCTAATGCGTAATAACGCAAAACCTAAACTTTGGAGGAAATTATGTTTCAATCACAGCCTTATATAGCTATAGTAGGCTTATTCTATGGTGCCTTTACAGGTGCAATTATAACAAAAACAGTAGTAGAAGATAACTATAAAAAGCAGGAATCTGCTGAGGTAGTTGTTGTTGATATTTCAGTTCCTGAAACTACCACTACTACATCTACAACTACATCAACATTGCCAATGGCAGAAGTTCCGGTAGAAACTAGAAATAAAATACCGAACGACGAAACAAAGAGATGCCCTAAGTGGGAGTCTAAATTTATAGAGTATGGTCTGCCACCAAAGCTATTTTCTTACATAGCTTGGCGAGAAAGCAGATGTAATCCGAAAGCTCACAACACTACTCTGAATAGAGATGGTTCAGAAGATCTAGGGCTTTTGCAAGTCAATTCTACTTGGATAACAGTTACAAAAAACATTTGTGGCACATCAATTGATGGGCTGTTTAATGTAAATTGTAATCTTAAAGTATCTAAGTATCTATATGAAAATGGTGGCGCTGGTCACTGGTCAATGTAAAAAGAAAGGCATAACCGATGATTACTGAATTGCATTCAGACGACTGGGTTCAAAAATATAAGCCAGAAATGGAGAATGACACCGTAAAAACATACGAAACATATGGTGAAGAATTTGATTTTATTAAAACAATAGAGCCTAGAAGAATATGGACTATGATTGCAGAAGGCAATGATGTCTTTATTGAAAGTGGATATAGGTGGGTTAACAGGCTTTGCTATGTTATTACTGAAATCCCCTGGGAAGAAGGTAAGTATTGGGATAATGCAATCATTGTTAATTGGGGAAGTTTTGAAGATGATTAAAATTTATAAAAATATAAACGATTGGAGATATTGTGTTAGATGAAACAAATTGGGAAAAAGCACCTGCTGAAGTCCAAGATAGATTCATTGAATCAGCATTTATTGACTTGGTAGAAAGAGGATTTATTCGATTGATAGATAAGCCAATGGAAGAAATTGCTGGATTTGATCAAGCATATGAAAACGCAATTGAAAATTTTAATAATAAATATCCAGATGGCTATCCTGAAAATAGTGTTTTAAACAACAAATAACAACAAAAGAAAAGAGTGAATCATGGGTTATTATGTACATTTGCAATATATTGATACAAAAGATAATACAAATATAATCATCAAAAAAGAAAATATTGATGCAGCTTATGCTGCTCTATGTGAGCTCAATACCAATCCAAAGTATGATATCTTAAAGAGCGGTGGAAGGTATGGTGGTGACAGCGTAGCAAAAAACGACAATAGACCAGATAATTTAGATCATCACCCAGCAAGATGGTTTAGTTGGATGGAATCTGATTATCATAAACATACAAAAAACTTAGAAGAAATTCTAGCTTGCATTGGTTTTGATTCTAAATTTAAAGATGGAAATTTGTGCGATTTAAGATATTCAGATAAAACAGGAAATGAAGATATATTCTTTTGCGCTCTTGCTCCATTTATTGAAAATGGAGTAGAAATAGTGTGGAGTGGTGAAGAAGGCGAGCGATGGAAGTGGATATTTAATAATGGTGAAATGTTCTTTCACGAATCAAAAGTTCTGTATAAAAAACAAGGCAGTAAAATAACACTTGACTCTCGTATTAAGAATTCATCTAAAATGAACGATTTTATGAAAGAGTTACTATCTACAGTTCCACTTTCAGTAGAAGGCGATTCTTAATAAAGGGTATAGGGTAATAATAATTAATCCCCTAATAATCCCCCAGATGCCGTACAGAATAATAAAGTGCTGAGACACTTTATTCTGTACGGCATCTTATTGTTTCCGTAGCTCAATTGGATAGAGCAACTGACTTCTAATCAGTAGGCTGTAGGTTCAAATCCTACCGGAAACGCTAAACAATAAAAAAACAAAGGAGAAGGTATGA